CAACTGTGTTATTAAGATAAGCACAACCCGTAGCATTGCAGACTTCTTCTATAGGAAAAACCACAGCAGAAGGTACTCTTTCGTCCAATTCACAAGTGTAAACAGGATATTCAGCGTCTGGAAGTATTCTGGTGAGGACACTGGTTTGTTTACCAGCGTCATTACTGTCAAAAAAACGACTCGCTGGGTCTAACATAAACATTCTGTCTGTGTCGTAGACTGCTGCTGCTGAGTTTATTGTCCAGACTTCATCCCAAGTTCTACCGTTTTCTACACCTATAGCGTAGTCAACTTGTGATATACCAAGACCTATAAGAGCAACTCTCTTGCCCTTTAACGATTCTATGGGGTGCATTACGATACGCCAGTGCGAAACTGATCGTATCTATATTCATCTCGTGTGCCACGACCTTCTGATAGAGTTTTCATTCTGCCAACCGCCTCCTTAAATCTAGCCTCAAATTGACCAATGACATCAGGGGGTTCTTTCAGAAAGATAGCTCCTTCTACTAAACTTCCGTACAACAAAGCATCTGGATAATCAGAACTTAACACTGTTGTACCGCTGTCACTACCACTCGTTAACGAGGCTGGTTTATACAAATAATGTAATTCAATAGTATAGGCTTCATCAGGAATCGGAGCAAGTTCAAACGAAGTGTCGTCAAACAATGAATAATATTTAGGTTGCCCAGTGGTTGCTGAACTGGGCGAATATTCTTTTATAAAAGAAGGGTGTTTAAAATCTAAGTAAGTGTGAGTATTGCTTTTCACTACAGCAAGACTGAAAGGAGCGTAAAAATCTGTTGGTGTAGCTAAGAATCTGTTGTCGATAGTAAGAGTGGCTAGTACGTTCTTTCGTTGGTTAGACAGTTGAACCATATTAAAAATACGATTCTCTGCTTCTTTGATAAACGTAGGCAGTTGTGTGGTAAATGTAGTTTCATTTACTTGCAAGTAGTCTTGTACTGCTGTTTTTAATGTTGATAAAGTGAAGCTCATATTTCTATTATAACCGTTCCCAAAGTTGCTGTTAGTTCAAATGTAGGCAATTCCTTTCCAAGTTTACCCAAGCCTACGTTAGTATAAACACTAAAAAAATTAAAGTCTTCTGCTGTGTCAGGTCTTGAATCTTTAATAGCTTCTGGTTCTGATGGAGTTGCACTAGGTTGCAACTGTGGGTGTTTGGCATCCCATTGATCAGGACCCACTATCAGACCATCCCAAGTCTTTTTCATGTCTTTACGTTTGTACCTAAAACCAGATATGTCACATATACCGTAAGCGTTTTTGTTCGATGCAAAAGCCATTATGCGTTGTTGTAACTTCTTAAATTAGGCGATACTCTGAAAGATGATCTGTCTTCGTCCGTAGACATAGCTCTATCAAATTCTTCTTCGTAGATAGCCTTTAATTGTCCTGTAAGCTGTGGTGCTTTCTTCATGGATATGTAATAAGCAAGTCCAGCGGTTAAGCAAGGATAAAACCTAAAAGGTACTTCTATGTCGTTGGTAGCCGAATCCACATCGTCCATTCTTGTCAACACGTTCATGTGAATCGTGTACTTACTAGACACGTCTGGTGTTGGATAAACAGATATAGTAGGTGTTAATTGTTTGTTAACAAAAAATTGGTTTGGTTTGCCTGTCGTGCTTTTCTTGGTGATGTGTGCGTACTCAGCTCTGCTCAAACGAGACATAGGTATGTCGGTTGTTTCAGTGCCATTGGTTTCTCTTACAAAGACATCTAAAACGTCTATAGGAGCTGTAGCGTTTGTACTGTCAACATTGTATGTTGTGTTTGAAGCAACCATAGGTACAGTCTTTTCTGCAATAGTCCACTGGTTTAAGCCTCTGTTAGCCCATTCAGCCAACATAATATTAAGACTTCTTGAAGCACTTTTAAGATCGTAACCAGTGCGTAATTCTATGCCACAACGCTCGTAAGCCTCTTCTATGTATTCAGCTACGTCAGGTTGGAAGTCTTTACTGCTGGATGTCGCCATCGTAATTATTTAATTTTTTTTGCAACCTCAGAACCAACTGACATAGCTCCGCCTAATGCTTTTCTCTCAGCTTGTACTACTTTGCCTCCGTGAGACATCATTTTAGGCATACCAGTCATGCCACCACCCATCATTTTTTTAGGTGGTCTGCCTTTTTTCTTTCCATACGATCCTTTACCTTGTGGCATATTGCCCTCCTATTTTCTTCCAAACAATCCCATATTGTTTGATTTTATAATACCACCGTCAGCTGCTTTTTTAGCAGTTTTTTTTGCTTGCTTAAAAGCTCCACCTGTTGGTGCACCTTTAGAACCTACTGAACGCATCCTTTCTGGAGTTTTGCCAGCAGCTTTTTGTTTTTTAATTCTTTTTCTTTTAGCATGTATGTTTGCATACAAACCTTTGGGTCCTTGTGCTCTACTGATTGCCATGATTTAGCTCCATTTTTTCAAATTTGCCCAATAAGCCGCAGACATTTTGCCTTTGGCTATGTTTTTACCGTGTCTTGCTCTGAATGATTTTCTTCTTGCTTTTTGTTTGGCCGATTCACCTTTTTTTGGTTTACCAGCAGTGGTTACACCCTGTTGACCAAATCTTATGGTTTTAATCTTGTCACCTTCTTTGGCAACAACCACATGAGATTTAGTAGCATGATTTGGCGTTCTTTTGGCTTTATTAAAACCAGAAACGCCAGCTCTTGCTAACCTAGGGTCTTTAGCCACCTTTAAGCATGAAATGCAGTCAAAGATGTAAAGGTTGCTGTGGTGTAATTAATAAACACTCCGTCTGAAAACACCAACCCGTTGTCTGGAATAGTTATGTCTCTGGTTGCTGTAGCAGAAGCCACACATCCTAATTTAAACAAACTGCTACCTGAAGTAGAAGTGTTTAAAAAATCTAAATTGCCAGCAGTACCAGAACAAACAACATTAATGCCTTGCAGTCTTGACCTACCGCCAAAAATTACATCAGCAACTGCTGTATTAATACCAGCAGATACATTGCCAGCTGGATTACCAACAGCAGTTATTGACGTTATTGTTCTAAAATATTTAGTTCCAGTAGCTGTACCAGCATTTGCACCTGTAATTGATTCTGTCAGTGCATCACCACTAACGTCTGTACCAACTACGGTAAATGATTTAGCTGCATCATTGCCAGCAGAAAGAATTGTAACAATTCTTCCACCAACATTAGTAACAGAACCACCGTCAGCCAACGCACCACCTATAGTGAGTGCTGCGTTATTTCCTACGGCTGCTGCTGTTGATATTCCATCAGCGTCTAAGGCTTGAGCATCGGCAGTTATAAAGACTGCCGTGACATCTGAGCCTGTTAGTCTAGTTGCCATAAGTTACTCCTTATTCAAATATGATTCTGTTGATTGCTTCATAATGAACATCAAGTCCTTCGGCTGCTGCTGCTCCAGCTTCTATTCCAATGTAAGGAATAAAATCAACATTGTCAGTTAGAGCTCCAGATAGAACTGCTGCTGCACCTTCTGCTACAGCAGATACTGCTGTTCCGCCTGTTGAACCAGCTGTAGTAGTAATGTCGTACTGTGTACCGTCAACAAAGATTGTTGCTTTTCTGTCACTGTCAACAACCACTTTTAAGTGGTAAGTGGTGTTAGCAGCTACTGTTATAGGCAGTTGCGAAATAAAATCAGTTCCACCAACTGAGTGTACAAAATGCAATTTAGTAAAATCAGTAAACGCTTCTGAGTTAGTCGCATCGGTTTGGAACTTAAAGTACGCTTGGTCTGCATCTGTAGCAACCAACTGGTCGTTTGTAAGTTTTAATCCAGCCCAAAACTTTTGGTTATCAATGGCGTTTGTTGAAATAGCACATTCCCATTCTGTTTGGTTCTCAGTACCCCATAACACACCTGACCAAGCTGTAAAAGCTGTATCTAAATGTGGAGCAATAATTGCTTGGTCTTGGTCAGCACCAGCAGTTGTGATAGTCAAACCAGCTCTTGTGGTATCAAAAGTAACCAAAGCAGTGGTCATGTTGGTTCCTAGAATCTCAAAGTCTCTGTTTGCTGCTCTTGCAACTTCAACCGTATACGCTTGGTCAATGTTTGCATTGGTTGCTGGTCTTTTCTTAAACCATTCTGTTAAAAAATACCTGTCAGAAGTTAATGCACTTCTGTTGGTGTTGTTTGCATTTGTTCCATGTACTACAAGTTTACCAGCAGTAGTAATTTCAACTTTATCGTTGATTTGATTACCTGATGTGCTGTTTGTAGCTAGGTGTTGGAAACCACCTTCAGACCTAACCGGTCCACTGAATGTCGAATTTGCCATAATTTCCTCCTTGGGAAATAAGTCTTATCATCTCGGCTTGTCTGCTAGGTCAGTTGATAAAACAAAATTAAAAAAAATCCTAGTAGTAAAATCATACTACTAGGACTCTTATTAAGCAAACTATAGAAGTGTTTTTAATTCATTAATGCAACTGGCAGAGTCTTTAAATAATACTCCTGTTCCTCCAGCTTGATTCCAAGCAACTATATTTTTTTCTGTATCGTCTATAAGTATGTAACCCTCTTTTGCAAAAGCAGCTTTTTGTACACCTTTGAATGTACAAGTTACAACCACATCTTTGTCAACAAAATTTCTAATCCAAGCTATTTTGTCATTGGCTACTTTCTGTCTGTTTAACATCCCGGTACAGGTGAGTATTTCCCAATAAATGCTTTTTCTCAAACATTCTAGTTGTATAAACTCTATAAGTTGTTCCATGCCGTCTAGCTTTGGCAAGTCTCTGAATAACCCTTTATTGCTAAGTTCTACTTTTCTGGAATCGTAGTCGTGCACATTA